TGGCGTGACGCCCAGTTCGTGTCGCCCGCATTGATCAGGTCAAGAGTTGCCATCGAGTCTCCTGTCCGTGGCGCTAAGGGAATTAGCTGAAGTAGGGCGAAGACTTAAGCTGAGTAACCAGGGTGTTCAGGTACGTTCGAACAGCCGCCAGGTCCGCAAAAGAGGCGGGAACTGCCGTAAGCGAAACCACCTGAGCGGCAGGGACGGGGAGATTTCCGACAACAACCAGGGGCTCGGGGTCAAACGAGGAGGGGTTAGTGGCGCTCTGGGTCAAAACCACAGGCTTCGCTGCAACCATGAAATAAGTCCTTTCGGGGTCCTTATTCCATTTTACCAGAGATGCCCAATAGCATACGAAAACCCCCTCCATATTTCAGAAGGGGGCCTCGTTATGGAGTTGTTACTTGGGCTTAGGACTCGCTGCCGTCACTCCACGCGATCTGGTCCTCGGAAATGAGGGCCGAGTTCGTGAACATGCGGAACTTGAAGCGAGCCGAGTCGTCGTCCCAGCTAAACGCCCGGAAGGGATCAGCAGAGCCACCGAGAACGGGAGTCGGGGTTCCCTCGACGTAGACCTCGGGGCTGGTGTAACCCGCAAGCTGGAGACGAACGAGGGCCGGGCGCACCGTGGTGCCCGCGTCGGGAACGAGGTACCAGGTGTCATCTGCAACATACTCGGAGCCAATGACGCCCGAGATACGTCCGAGGCCACCAGCGCCAGGTGCGCCATAGGTGATGCTTCCGTCCTGGATGCGGATGATGTTCGCCGCCTCCTGGAGCATCCACTCAACCTCATCCTCGGTGCCCAGGGGAACCACAATACGGTAACCCGAGGCGAGGGGGATTCGGTTGCCCTCGGCGTCCGTGCGGGCTGCGATGTTACGCAGAGCCACGCGGATAGCGGGTGCCGAAATCAGCGGGTTCGCTGTAACGGTGTCACCAGTCACGAGGTCAGTGCCGCCAGTGATCTCCGAAGCCGAAGTCGTCTGGTCAACCAGTGCCGAGAATACAACATATTCGTCGGTCTTCACGCCAACGCGAAGCATGTCACCGGGCACCTGAGAGTAAGCGCGGGTCGGGTCATTCACAACCCGCTCAAGGCTGACCCCCCAAACAAAACCGCGCTTCTCAACAGCCGCCTGGACAGCCTCTTCACGGTAGCCATACGCCTCGGTGTAAGTCCCGAGTTCGGGGACTCGCGGCGCGACGGGGTTACCGCCCGTGCCGTTTCCGTGGCCCAGAGTGTCGAAATTCGACTTCAGCGTGTAGAAAGTCGTCGGACGGAAGTCCGGGACAATCTCGGTCGTGGCAATCTGGTTCCACTGAACCGGGGCGGCGTCGTACAGGGGCAGGTTGCGGATGTTCAGAAGCTGAGCAAACGAGTAAGGAGCGTCACTCGTGGTGAGCGTTTCCTTGAAGTCCACTCGGGCGCGTTCTCCCGCGTGTCCACCCATGCGGATACCCTCAACCATCTGGGCCATACGCATGACGCTACGCTCGGTGACGTGCGGGTTGACGGAAATCCGACCGCCACAAGACAGATCAAGAGCCATCAGAGATCAACTCCAATCGAAATAGGGGTGGTCGTACCGATAATCCGGCCATCTGCAACAACGCCGATCTTGGTGTTGCCGCTTGCGGTCAAGGTCAGCGAGGTAACCGCGCCATTGGAGACCACGGCGTAAACCGCGGTGCCCTGTGCGGTACCGGTAGCGCTAGCGCCGACCGTCTCGCCAGCCGTTGCACCCGTCACAGCGTGGAGGAAGTCGTAGCCCTCGACGCCAACAGTAGCCGCGTTCGACTTGTTCGTGGCGCTCAGACCAAAACCGCTGATCGTGATGTCACCAATGGTCTGCGACCCGGTAACGTCTCCACGGGCGGTAAGGGTAACTCCGGGACGGCCATCGGTGTTGTTGATAACAACCTCTCCAGCCTCCGTGTCGGCGGGAACTTCCCACTCCTCGTTGCGGAATCCGGGGTACTTGCGGAAAATGTTACTTGCCATCAGCCAAACACCTTTCCGAGATCGATAGCCGACTCAACCGTCCGGGTGCCAAAGTCGCGGGTAGCGCCCTCGGTAACGCGGGTGGCCTCAATTGCGGCCTCCTTGATAGCCTTGGCCTCAGCAATTGCCTCCGCAACGTCCTCACCGCGGGCCGCGCGGGCACGCAAAGACTCGACCTGGGGCTTGAGAAGGTCAGCCTCGTCAATGGCCTTCACCGCGGCATCGTAAGCGGTCACAGCCGCCTCGACAGCCTTGGAATCGGCCTGACGCTGGGCCGACTCTTCGGCCTTCTGGTCGTTAGCGGCGACAAGCGCGGAGACCTGATCTGCGAGGGCTTCAACAGCCTTCACAACATCAGCGATTTCCATGTTGTCTTCCTTTCTTTCCTCTACCGCGGTGGTAGAAGTTTGCGAATCTCCACGTCGAGACTCGTACATCTTTTTAACGGACTCGCTAAGGAACTTGCCCCCACGACCCGCCGCAATCACTACATCGACACTGCGGAACGGATCTTCGTCGTCAAAGGACTCCACCAGGAAGTCACCGTCATCGTTTACCGACCCTGTACCGGAGATGTAAATGGACAGCCCTAGCCGGTCCTTGTACTTCTCCAACTTGCGACGATAGTCCTCGTCAGGCTCCCAGTTTGCGTAAACGCCAAGGGTGCCATCCGCATCCCGCTCTGTCCACGTCTCACCGACCACAGATCCGACGATTTCTGTAAAGTTGCGGGACTCGGGGCCGTTCTCCGGGTGGTTCAGGTAAGAGAGCGCGCCATTAAATGCGTGGGCGTAATTCTCCAGCAATTCAGCGGAGTAAATACCCGAACTGCCACGACCCTCGTTGATGAGGCGAACACGCCAGGTATCTCCGTCGCTGGGTGCCGAGACCAGGGAAGCCGCTTCAAGTAGATGCTTGGTAACCATTCTTATACTATTTTACCAGAAAACCTTAAGGGTCCTATTTCGCAGCTTCCATTCGAGTCACCAATTCCTCCAAACGGTTCAGGAAGTCCTCGTTTTGGATCTGTTTAAGCAACTCCTGGGAACTGATTGTGTTGTCTCTCAGGTCGTTTGAACCCGATCCCCCTGAGCCACTGCCATTCGAGACACCCTGGTCAGGAGCGGCTTGCTGAGCAGCAGTATCCGCAGGCTGACTACGCATTCTCAGTGTGGGGGGGATATCCGAAGCGTTACCAATAATGTCGAGCGTATCCAACGCCTTCATACGGTATTCTTCATCGGTGAGAGTCGGGGACAAAAGCGTCAAAGCCTGTGCTGCACGGTAGGGCTCAACCGTCTCCATCTTCTCGAAGAAAATGCGGGGGCGACCGAGGTTCAATTGTGCCAGAACTCGGTGGAAAATGTCGATCCACTCGTTCTGCTTCTGCTTCATCGCATTGCGAACGCCTGTCGTAAGGAGGTTTCCTGCACCATAGCTAGAACCTGCTGCGCTACTGTCCGCAGTAAAGTCTACATTGCTGACATCCAGGGCCGCGGCTGCCATCGCCGCTACCGGGCGCGCGTTACTGAAATCGAAGTTGGTTCGGGTGCCACCGAGAACCTGGAGATCCTGGCCCTCCGTCATGGCGGCTGTGTTGCCGAAACCCGTAACTCCCGACATCTTGACCGCGGCGTTTTGAGTGCCCTGCTTTGTCTTGCTGACGACCTTGTAGAGAATCCGGCTCAGGGACTCATCAACGATACGGCCATACTGAAGGATCTGGTCATATGCCGAGACATAGACACTCGCCGCAATCGAGTCGGGGACACCCAGAATGAACCCCACCGCCCGGTTGAAGCGACCGTCTACGATAACGGTGTTCTGATCTACCTCGACACGGCTAGATCCGGTGCCGTATGACTTCGGGCGGGTTCCCGTGAACCTGTCGGTAACGTACCAACGACTTACCTCTTTTTCACCGGTATTCCATGTCCGCTGGTACGCAATGATATCCTCGCCGTACTCGACATCTACCTTGACGCCCGTGATTTCAGAAAGTGGGATGCGGCGAACCTGGGTCTTGCTTGCGTTGCAGGCCAGGAAAACCATTCCGTCTGTGTATCGTGCCTTCTGCAATTCAGCCTGAGCCGCAGATGAGAAGATGCTCTCCTGGTTTACGGTGTCGATAAAGGCGCTTCTGAGGCGGGTAGGACGGCCTGAACCTTTCGGAGTCTCGGTGCCTTCCACGAAGAAGCCATTCGAGAACACGTAGCCTGTATGGAGCGAGCAACCCCGGCGCATCAGGGCGTTGCCAGTAGTGTAGTTGCGAAGTTTCTTGGAGACCTCTTTCAACTCATCGAGATCAAAGCCCTCTAGTTTATCCCCTGTAAGGTAGGACCCAAGGAGGTTCCAACCGCGATCCTCGAAATCCAACATTGCCTTAACATCAGACAAAGACTCCTTAAGGGACTCGTTATCCGACAAAACCCGGGTAAGAGCCTCGGTAATAATCGTAATCTCGTTTGAAGTATCCATATACTACCATTCTACCTTAATCGGAGTAAGCACCTTTCCGCTTCACTACATTTCGGATCGTGGCCTCCGAAAGCTCGGGGTGGAGTTTTTGGTGGATTTGTCGGATACTCTCCCCCTGACCGTACATCGCCCGAATCTTTTCCACCTCCTCCCTGGACAGTGAGGGGTGACTAGTGGGCTTACCTGCACTGTAGTCTCTTTTGGGCAATAGAGCCGGATCGTAGTCGGGGTCAAACCAGAGTTTATTGCTAAGGACCTTCACAATTAGAACGCGGGAAACACCATACCGTTGCGCCAGTTCTTCCCTGGATAAGTGGGACTCCAAGGCATGGGCTCTAATCTCGCGAACAACCTCATCTGACAGAATGGCGTTACTTCTGCGGGGCGGAGGGATGTAATTCGGGTCTACCCAGTGATTATTGCGGAGGATTCGATTTAACTGTCTAGGGGAAACTTCAAGAAAAGATCGGATCTTCTCCAGTTCGGCCCCCAGCACATACATATCCCGAGCCTTACGAACCTTACCCCAGGTAAGCGACGTATTGGCCGAACCCTCCCCGGAGAGAAGATCACGTAGTTTCTGTTTCGTGGCTTCCGCTACGGCAGAACTGTTGCCCCCGTCCCGGACATTCAAACGCGCTTGTCCTAAGCCGCGGTAATGTGCTATTAACTCGATCTCTCGTTCATTGAGCATATCGTGACCATAACACGTTTCCAGGAGGCGTATGCCCAGGCACTCGGCACCGTACTTACGAATGAAGTTCTGTACGGGTACCGTGTTGCGCCTGTTTCGATGTAAGGCATCGTAGATGTGGCCCTTGCGACGTTCTTCCAGGGAAGATACGGTCTGACCCACGTATTCAACTACTTCGGGTCGATCTACGTGATAGAGAGCGTATACGTAACCCTCTCGACCATTTTCAATAGGCTGTTCCATATACCCAGCATATCACACTACCAGTACATCGGCATTCCGGGGCCGCGAATGGACTGCGCAAAGTCGTCAATGACAGCTATTTCGGAGCGATCCATCGAGATCACCGAACCAAGGGGCATCTGGTTATAGGGGTTCCCGGTCCAGGGGCTCATGTCAGTTGCGGCCATGATTACTGCGTCAAGCCGGTCGGGGCTTCTGCCATTAAGTGCGGTCTTTAAGTCGTCTTTCGGGGTAATCTGAATAGCCCCCCGGTTGTTGAACTTGAACGTAATTGCTTGAAGCTCTTCCCGCAGGATATCGTCTTCGTAATCTAGATCAATGAACCCCTCAACCATTTGAGTTCGCAAGGAGTCGTGGCTGTAACTTCTCATGTTAGACCACTGGGAGGGGTCTGGCGAGGCTCGCCCATTGTCCCAGCCCACGAGGAGGTAGACCTTCCCCGAGAACTCGTCCATACGATCAAGCATGTCGTAAACGCCACCGCCAACACCTGTGGTGTCGATTCGAACCTCTGCGGCAAGGTTATCCTGGGCGTATTTGTGAATGCGACGTGCGGTATCTACTAGATCGGTCTTACCCCAAGTAGCAACTACCCGTACTCTGCCCCCTCGACAAGCCGCAATAACAGATTCATCTTGTCCCCAACGGGCGATGTCGGCACCGATGACAAGGGGCCTCTCGATATCCTCTTCAATAGTCGTGTCGTGTGCCTTACCGATTGCGGACATGGGGAAAAACCCGTTACCGCCGTCTTTCGGGAACTCTCCCATGACCTGAAAGATACCGGGGGTCATTCTCCCCCCAGATGCGCTTTTGACGCTCCACCCAATCGACCTGGGTAAGGGAGGCAAGCATCCGGGCTTCCATCTCAGGGTCGTCGGGGTAGACAACCTCGCCTGTAAAGGTCGGGAGTTGAAAGCTAGAGATGGAGAACCTGTTGAAATCCCCATCGTATTTAGGGTCTGTGAAGATCCGGTGCCACTCCGTTCCCACGTCATCGGGGTTTCCGATTAATCCTAGGCGCGCCTCTTTACCCGTGATAATTGCTTCAATGGCGGTAAAGATGTTCTTAGACAAGCCCCCGGCCTCATCAGCCCAGACATAGGTGCGTCCTGTCTGAGAGCGGACGCCCTGGAATCGGGAGACTTCGGAGCCGGTAGATGGCACGCGACCGATAACAAGAGGGATGTTACCTTCCGGGCCTTTGACTTCCCACTCCAGGCTTTCGTTGATCGTGCCTCGAAGGTCAAACCCCCGCTGTGCGGCCCTGACCTTGGCAGACTTCATGTACCTAAAGATTGTTGCCTCTAGCTGGGGAACGGAGGGTGCTGTCACGATGCTCAGCGCTTCACCTACGTCAAAAACGGAAGCCGCCCACGCGATCATGTTTGCGAACTCGTGGCTCTTGCTTGTACCGTTACTGGACTTGATAGCGGTTCGCCGGATCTTTCCGAACAGGGTCTCGTTACATATCTCGTCCATGAGATCGTAGGAGCGATAGCCCAGAACATCCGCTCGCCAAGCTACGAAATCCCTCTGGTAGAGATTCTGGAGGCGGCGATTGGTAATGTCCCCCATTGCCTGAGAGACTACGTTACCGAGATTCATTCTTCAAGGTCCCGGCGCGCCGCAGCCTTCGAGAGAGAATCGTTGAACATATCGAACAACTCGTCCTGCGAGATGCTATACCGTTCGGCTACCAGAGGCACCGTAGCGTCCACGACCTCAAACATCAGCGAGGTAAGTTCCCGGACGCGCATTTCATTCAGCGAGTTCAGACGCTCGGTGTCTTGCTTGCTCACCCGGTTCAATTCGGTAAGCACCGCCTTGGAGGCAGAGATAGCAGAGTTCAGAAGACCGGATTTGAAGTCCGCGGCAACAGTGTCGTAGTCTTCGTAGGCTTTGTCGATGATCTCTTGCAGCGTGATAACGAGCTTCTGCTTAGTCTGCTGCACCGAGATTTCGTCTACGGCCTCCAGAAGCCGGTTCTTGATCGCGAAGACTTGATCGGGTGTCAGACCTGTCTCTTCTGCTAGCGCACGGGCACTCTTTTTGCCGATACCCTTCCATATGATGCGTTCGACACGATCAGAAACCTCTAGTTCCACGGAATACCTCCTGGTACTAGTTTACCAAAGAGTAGAAACGAGTTTCCCCTAAATGGCAGAAGCCCCCAGGGAGTAATCTCTACCTGGGGGCCGCTGCGACAAGAGGGGAAGGAGGAATGCCTCTTGCTTATTCTAGTTTATCACCCCAACGCGGTTAGTTTTATCAGAACCTCGCCCTTGTAATTCTCCGCGGACTTTGAGTATCTGGAATGGGAGTAATTACCCCGCGATTCCATAGTGTCTACCGCCTCTAGGATATCCCGCACCTGTCGAAGCACACGCCATCTTTCGTTCTCCACGGCCTGATCGAGCACGTCCCGGTAGTTGACGTTGACCACCTCGTTCGGGCGGATGTGCGCTCTAATTCGCGGCTCCATTAGTTATACCCCTCCTCGATAGCAGGCTCCCTAAGCCGCGTTTTGCCCCCAAGCCGGAACACCTTGACCTCGATCAGATATTCAGTGCCGACATTCTCGTACACAAGAGAACCGTGATCCCATCCAGCAATCCCGGAAGCGGCGATTTCCTGAGAGATGTAGCGGGCGATAATACGCTCTTTGTCATCCATAGTTATACCCAAACTCGTAGACAATTTCCTCGGGACTCATAGACTTCGCGGCATTCCGAACACCGCGGTCAAACAACGCCCATAGGTCTGCGAGGTCACCGGCTTCTTGTACCACCACGCTACCAGCATTTTCCGCAAACCACGTGTAATAGCCATTGATCTCCTTTTCGATTTCTTCTAGCGTCAATTCTCCTCCTCCACGATGTATCCTGCACGGGCAGCCATGTTTAGCAGCCACGCCGCTTCAATTTCCGCAAACCCGTCGATTCGAACGCCAACTGCGCCTTCAATGTCGTGCCCGGGATAGGAAAGCGTGTAGACCTTGCTGTAGCCTTCTGCGATCATCATTCTCCTTCTGCAATTCGAAGCAATACAAGATAGCCCAGAAGATCCAGTACCAGGTCCTCTGTCGTATCCCCGTTTGCTTGCCGTTTTAGTTTGTCGTCAATCCGCACCCGCAGTTGCTCTGTAGGGTCTGCTTTGCTGAATACCCGGATCGGGTTTAGCGCTGAGTCCCCGTACTTGCGGTTCTTTTCTAGAAGCAACTCGTACACTTCCGAAAGAACGTGGGATACGCGGGAGCCGAAGCCGTCGTCTATCTGCGAATCAGTCAATCTCGATCCACTTCCCTTCCGATTTGCCCTCCACCTTTAGGTTCTCGGGGGACATCCACTCCTGGACCCGTTGCTCAA